TGCGATGCTGAAACAGCGGATTATTGACCGCTATCTCCGCGACCTGGCAAAGGAATACGAGTTGGTTCAGTACATCGGTATTGCTGCCGATGAACCACAGCGTATTCGTGATTTCCGCTATCCTTTGGTGGAATGGGGTATGACCGAGTCGGACTGCCTTGCCTACTGCAAGGAGCGGGGCTTCGATTGGGATGGGCTGTACGATATTTTTCATCGTGTATCCTGTTGGTGCTGTCCGCTGCAGTCTTTTGAAGAACTGCGTAAACTTCGGAAGCATTTCCCGGAACTCTGGGAAAAACTGCGGGATTGGGATTCCCGCACATGGCGCACATTTTTGAAACATTATTCTGTAGAGCAACTGGAAATACGCTTTACTTTTGAGGAAGAGCGGCTTGCTGCCGGACTACCAATCAAAGGCAAGGCTTTTTTTGATGCTCTGCGTGAGCGACTGAAAGAAGGTGATGCATAATGGGTATCTTTTCTGGTCTGTTCAAATCCAGAGATAAGCCTGAAAACCGAACTACCGGAAGTGCCTATGCTTTTTACATGGGCGGGACCACCGCAGGCAAAACCGTGACTGAGCGGTCTGCTATGCAGATGACTGCCGTGTACTCCTGTGTCCGTATTCTGGCTGAAGCTGTGGCGGGACTGCCGCTGCACCTTTACAAATACACCGATGACGGTGGCAAGGAAAAAGCCCTTGACCATCCGCTGTACCGACTGCTCCATGATGAGCCGAACCCGGAAATGAGTTCTTTCGTGTTTCGAGAGACCCTCATGACCCATCTGCTTTTGTGGGGCAATGCCTACGCACAGGTCATCCGCAACGGCAAAGGCGAGGTCATCGCACTATATCCGCTGATGCCCAACAAGATGCCCGTGGACAGAGATGAAAACGGCCGTCTGTACTACACCTATTACCGTGGCTCGGATGAAGCCATTAAAAATAAGGACTTTGCGGTAACGCTTCAGCCCTCGGATGTGTTGCATATCCCTGGTCTGGGCTTTGATGGTCTGGTTGGATACAGCCCCATTGCTATGGCAAAGAACGCCATCGGTATGGCAATTGCCTGTGAGGAGTACGGTGCCAAGTTCTTTGCAAATGGTGCGGCGCCCGGTGGTGTTCTGGAACATCCCGGCACCATCAAAGATCCGCAGCGTGTGCGTGAGAGTTGGCAGTCCACTTTTGGTGGCAGCGGTAACGCAAATAAAATCGCAGTTCTTGAGGAAGGCATGAAATACACGCCTATCGGCATCTCGCCGGAACAGGCACAGTTCCTTGAGACCCGCAAATTCCAAATCAATGAAATTGCTCGAATTTTCCGTGTCCCGCCCCACATGGTCGGTGATCTGGAAAAGTCGAGCTTTTCTAATATTGAGCAGCAGTCCCTTGAGTTCGTGAAATACACCCTTGACCCCTGGGTCATCCGTTGGGAGCAGTCCATTCAGCGGGCGCTCCTTTCCCATGATGAAAAGGCCGTGTATTTTGCAAAGTTCAATCTGGAAGGTCTGCTCCGTGGCGATTACCAAAGCCGCATGAACGGCTACGCCATCGGTCGCCAGAACGGTTGGATGTCCGCAAATGACATCCGTGAACTGGAAAATCTCGACCGCATCCCTGCGGAAGAAGGCGGCGACCTGTATCTCATTAACGGCAATATGCTCCCGCTCAAAGATGCCGGGGCTTTTGCAAATACACCTACTGATGACGGAAAGGAGGAAAATCCCGATGAAGAAGTTCTGGAAGTGGAAGAACCAGGCACAGACGGAGACGGCTCCGGTGGAGAGAACTCTGTTCTTGAACGGCACCATCGCCGAGGAAAGTTGGTTTGACGATGATGTCACCCCACAGCTTTTCAAGGATGAGTTGATGGCAGGCACCGGCGACATCACCGTATGGATTAACAGCCCTGGCGGTGACTGCGTGGCGGCAGCCCAAATCTACAATATGCTGATGGATTACAAGGGCAACGTCACGGTCAAGATTGACGGCATCGCTGCCTCCGCAGCATCCGTTATCGCTATGGCAGGCACCAAGGTTCTGATGTCCCCGGTATCCATGATGATGATCCACAACCCCATGACCATTGCTTTCGGTGACTCTGCGGAAATGCAGAAAGCCATCGAAATGCTTGCAAGTGTGAAAGACTCCATCATCAATGCCTATGAGATCAAGACCGGCCTGTCCCGCGCCAAGCTGTCCCACCTTATGGACGCTGAAACCTGGATGGACGCAAACAAGGCCGTGGAACTCGGCTTTGCCGATGAGGTCATCAAGCGTTCCGGCGATTCCGAGGATGTGGAAGCACCTACAGTCTCCATGCTGTATTCCAAGGCCAATGTGGTCAATTCCCTCATGGACAAAATCGCTGCCAAGTGTGCGATTGAACCCAAAACCACCCACAAACACAGAGCCGATGACCTTTTGGATCGGCTCAATCTTATCAAAAACTGGAGGTAATTTATTATGACTATCAACGAACTGCGCGCAAAGCGTAACCAGGCTTGGGAAGCTGCAAAGGCTTTTGTAGAGACCAAGCGCAACAGTGACGGTCTGCTTTCCGATGAGGATGCCAAGACCTATGCCCAGATGGAGAAGAAGGTTCAGGACTACGGTGCTGAAATCGAGCGTATGGAAGCTATGTCTGCTATGGACGCACAGCTTGCCAAGCCCACTTCCACTCCCATCACCGAAAAGCCTATGACCGGCACTTCCGTGACCGATCAGAAGCCCAAGACCGGCCGTGCTTCCGATGCCTATAAGGACGGTATGCTCAAGGCTCTCCGCACCAACTTCCGTCAGGTCAGCAATGTTCTCCAGGAGGGCATTGATGCCGATGGCGGCTACCTGGTTCCCGAAGAGTATGACTCCCGTCTGATCGAGGCTCTGGAGGAAGAGAACATCTTCCGTAAGCTGGGCCATACCATCACCACCAGTGGTGAGCGTAAGATCAACATCGCTGCCACCAAGCCCGCGGCCGCCTGGATTGACGAAGGCGAGGAACTCACCTGGGGCGATGCAAAGTTCGCCCAGATCAATCTGGATGCCCACAAACTTCATGTTGCCGTAAAGGTAACCGAGGAACTGCTCTACGACAACGCATTCCAGCTTGAGAAGTACATTCTCCGTCAGTTCGCAAAGGCTCTGGCCAATGCGGAAGAGGATGCCTTCCTCAATGGCACTGGCGTCGGTCAGCCTTTGGGTCTGCTTGCCGAGGAGGGTGGCGCACAGATCGGCGTGACTGCCGCATCTGCTACCGAGATCACCGCTGATGAACTCATCGACCTGGTGTACTCCCTCAAGCGCCCCTACCGCAAGAATGCCAAGTTCATCTGCAATGACCAGACTCTGGCAGCAATCCGCAAGCTGACTGACAAGAACGGTCGCTACCTGTGGCAGGATTCCGTGCAGGCAGGCGAACCCGGCAGACTCCTGGGCTACGAGGTTCACACCTCTCCTTATTTCCCCGCAATCACCGCAGGTATGCCTGCCATCGCTTTCGGTGATTACAACTACTACAACATCGGTGACCGTGGCACTCGTTCCTTTGCGGAACTGAAGGAACTCTTCGCCGGTAACGGCATGGTCGGCTTCGTTGCCAAGGAGCGCGTGGACGGCAAGCTGATTCTCCCCGAAGCAGTCAAGCTGCTCAAGATGGCGACTGCGTAATGAATGGAGGTGGCGGTGATGGATGCTTTGCTTGAAAAAGTAAAACAGAATCTGATTCTCGACCATGCGGCGGATGATGCATTGCTGAAGGGCTACATCACCGCCGCTGTTTCATACGCAGAAAGCTATCAGCACATTCCCGCAGGCACCTACAGCGAAAAGGATATGCCGCCCACTACCGAGCAGGCAGTTATTATGCTGTCGTCCCACTTTTACGAATCCAGGGACGGCAGTACGGGCGGCTTTTTTGCTGACAATGTGCAAGCGGGTCAGCAGGTCTGGAACACGGTCAACCTTCTGCTTCGGCTCGACCGGGAATGGAAGGTGTGACCATGAGTTTCGGAAAAATGAATGGCTTTGCCGACATCATTATCACAAAAAAAGTCAAGGACAGCGAGGGCTTCACTGCTACGGTGGATGAAGTCCTCGCTTCTGTCCGTGTTTACAGAGAGGGACGGCACGGAAGTCAGCGGTGGGCAAACCTCGCCGCTTTCTCCGAAGCCACGGATCTGTTCCGCTTCCGGCGCATCCCCGGTCTGGGCATCACTACCGACCACATCATCGTTACGGATGGTGAGCGGTTCGAGGTGACCTCGGTCGAGGATGT